TGATGAACACCGGCAGGTTCATGATGCGGTCGGGCTCGCCGGCGCGCACGCTCTCGCGCCACAGATACTGGCCGTTGCCGTCCTTGAGCTTGGCGATCTCGCGCACGCCGTCGCGGTGGAACATCCAGCGCGCCCGCGCGTGGTAGGCCTGCTTCAGCCCATACTTGGCGTTGGTCAGGCCATCGAAGGTCATGGCGGTGGTGGTGTTGCCGCTCGAGATGTCGCGGCTGGTCGAGATGCCGTCGATCGAGGCCGTGAACACGCCGAGCGGCTGGTTGGCGCCATTGCCGGTCAGGAACCCTCTCTCCTCGACCTCGCCCGCGTCGCGCGCCAGCTCCATCCGGACGATGGTCTCGCCTGGCATGACGGCCCGGCGCAGCAGATCGTTCGAGACCACGATCTCGCCCGTGAGGTAATGCGGGCGCAGGTTGCGGGCGCCGAACTTGAGCGCCGCGTCGGCCACCGGCTGGGTCAGCTCGGCCGCCCAGACGAAGCTCGAGAGCTTGGCCGTGCGCTTGGGCGCCCCCAGGCTGTCGGCCATCGGCACGCTGAAGACCCGACTCCATTGCCGGATGAAGACCGCGTCGTCGAGGTCCTTGATCAGCTCGGCGACGAGCTGCACCGGCACGATCAGATAGCCGCCGGAGGGCTGGTCATCGGATTGCAGCGCCCGCAGTTCCTCGGGCCGCAGGCCGCCATGGCCGCCGCCCACCCAGCCATTGAACGCCTGGCGATACTCCGCCGTCGCCCGTGGCCGGTTGACCGCCCGCGCCTGGGCGTCGAGCGCCGCCCAGCGCCGCTGAATCTCCGCCGTCGGGGCCCGGCGCTCCGACGGCGCCGGCTGCGGCGCCGGGTCCGGTCCTGGCGCCGGCGCCGGATCCGGTCCGGGGGCCGGGAGCTGCTGGCGCTCGAGCTCGCGTTGCCGGTGCGCCCGCTCGATGATCTGGCGCAGCTCCTCGGCGCGAGCGAACAGCTTGTCGTATTTCGCCATCTCCTCTGCCGTCAGCGCGCGCTTCTCGTTCAAGGACAGATCGTTGAGGTCCTTGAGCTCCTTGATCACGCGGGCGCGCTCTTCGGCCAGCGCCTGAATGGCATGGAAGGGTTCGGGCATCGCCCCCTCTTGCGGCTTAGGGCGCCAGGGGGGCGGAAAGACAAACGCCACCCGGCGCCAGGTTGGACCTGGCAGCGGATGGCGTCATGACGGCGCTCGGGCCGTCCGGCGGCCATCATTGCGGCGCGGTCGTTGGAGCCTTTGGCCCCTGCCCCGGCGGGCCGACCGCGCCGCGCCGACTCGCGACGACGAAGCTAGGTGAGCGCCGAGTCGAGTGTCAAGAGCGCGATCTGGCGCGCCCGCGCCGCATGCAGCGCGCTAAGCCGCCGCAGGCACTCCCCCTCGAACGCCTTGAGCCCGCGCAAGGCGACATCCGTATCCGGGTAGGCGGGAAAGGCGACGATCGACACATCGAACAGGTCGACCTCGATCAGCGTGCGGATCGGGTGATCGGCATCGCTGCGATCCCATTGGTCCTTGACCGTGCGAAAGCCGAAGGACATCTGGTCGAGGTCGCCGCGCTCGACGCTCGTCACCGCGTCGCGCCCGACCTGCGTATCGGGCGGGAAGATCTCGACCGCCAAGCCCTCGTCATCCTCCTTGAGCTTGAGCGTCCTGGCCTTGCTGCGGCCAAGGATGAGACTCGAATCATGATCGATCAGCGCCTTCACGTCATCGCCGCGGCCGATCGACTTGCCGAAGGCGCCCTTCGCCACCTTCTCGCGGAAGCCCCAGAGCGGTACCGACAGCTTGTCGAAGACCGCCGCGTGCCCGACCAGCACCGGCTTGTTGTCGGCGCGCCGCTCGACGCGGATTGTCCCAAGGACCCGCCGTTCATCGTTGTTGTCCATGATGCTCTCCCTCAAGGTTCGGCGACGATCAGGCAGTCACAGGCCTGGCAGAGCGGCGGGTGACGGGCCTCGGTGCCGGCGAAGGCGAGACCCAAATCCACCGCCTGGCCGTCGAGGCGCCGCGCCTCCGCACAGGCTTCTGCACCGGCGCGCCAGCGCACGCGCGTGACGCCCAGACGGCGCCAGGCCTCCAAGGCCGCGGCCTCGGCCGCCCGCACCGCCTCGAGCGCGGCGAAGGCCGGCAGCCGCTCGACGAAGCCCTCGCCGCCGCCGGCCAAGGACAGCTCGCGGCAGTAGCGGCGCGCGAGGCCGCGCGCCAGTTCCGACACGATGGCCTCGAGGTCCGCCGGCTCGCCGCCCTCGGCGATTTCCCCCTCGGCCGCCTCGCCGATCGCATCGGTCAGCGCACCGAGTACCGGCAGGAAGGCGCGCGCCAGGTCAAGCTCGCGCGCCGCGCAATGGGCGGCGAGCCAGATCGCCAGATCCTCGGCCGCGAGCTTCTGCCGCTTCGCCTCGATCATCGCCAGGTCGCGGCGCGCCTGGCGCTCGAGCTCGGCCGCGAACAGCCGGCGATGCGCCGTCCGCAGCCGCCGGCGCAGGCGGGCCGCTTGACTCGCCCGCGCCTCGCGCGCGCGCCGCGCCCCTTCCTCGCCCAGGAGCTGCAGGTGGCGGCGCAGCGGATCGCCGGCCGCCGCCACCAGCTCCTCGGCATTCACCATATTCAGTGGCGTCAGGTGCACGTCGCCGGCCGCGCCGATGCCGTTCTCATTCTCGCGCCGGCGGATATCGTTGATCGAGAACCAGCCCCATTGCCGCGCCAGCCCATAGGCCTGGTAGCGGGTCAGGGTGTCGCCGCGCAACAGCGCCTCGATCAGGAACTCGGCGAAGAACCGGCGATCGCCCTCGCCGATCAGGCTCGCCTCGACCGCCTCCTCGAACCGGACATAGTGCGGACGAAGGGTCTGGGTCACATGCTCGATTTGCAGATGCTCGACGTTCCCCCATTTCGCCTGGCGCATGTCGCCGAGCTTATAGGGCGTCACGTTGTAAATTCTGCTGATGTCTTCGGTGGTGTAGTGCCGCGCCTCGATCATCTGCGACTTGATGGGATCGATGGCGATCTCCTTGAAGTCCATGCCGTCATCGAGGATCGCGGTCTGGTGGAGGTTGGTCGGCCCGCCGAACATTTCGGCCCACTCGGCCCTCAGTTCCTTCCGGCGTTCGGGCGAGATCGTCTTGTTGCTCGCCAGCTTGAGCAGACCACCCGGCCGGCCGCCGCCGCGGAACCACGAGGCGCTATAGGCCTGCGTCGCCAGACCGGCGCCCAGCGCCTCGGCCTCGTAGGTGATGGGATCGATGCCCATGATGCCGTCGAGCGACAGGCCGCGCAGATGGAACACCTCGTCCGCGAAGTAGCGCACGACGCCGCCGCCCGAGCGCGGCGTGTAGTCATAGAGCAGCATCTCATTTTTCGGGTCGACGAAAGGCCGCATGCGCCGGGGCGGCACCGGCAGGAGCTCCGTGATCCGCAGCAGCTCGTCGCGCAGGATGATCGCGTAGGCGTTGCCGTGCAGCAGGTAGCTCGCGACCATGAATTCCTTGAACTCGCCCGGCCGCTGCCAGCGATTCGGTCTGAGATTGAAGAGTGGCCAGAGCGGGTGGCCCGGGGCGCGCCGCTTGCCGCCATCCTCCAGCCGCTCATAGATCAAGAGCGGCGTGAACGCGATGCCCTCGCTGATGTTCTTCACCGCCGCATAGACCTGGGTCAGCGCCAGCGCCGTCTGCTGATTGACGACGATCCCGGCGGAATTCGCGGCCGTGATGCCGAGCAGTTCGCGCAGCCACGGATCGGTTATCGCGGAAGGATGCTGCGCGCCGGGTTGCGCCGCCCGCCGCTCGAAAAGCTCAACCAGGAGCCCCATCGCGCCCCCCGGACTGCGCCCCCGCCCGCCGCCTGGCGCTGAGCGCCGATAGGCCGACCAGGGCGCCGCCGCCCGCAATATAAGCGGCCGGCGGGTAGATCAGCCACAAGCCATAGCAGATGAGCGCCACGCCAGCCAAGGCAACCCCATCGCGCCAGTCCATGCTCCTCCTCACAGCAGCTCGAATCCTTGCGTCTCGTAGATGGATGGCCCGGCCGGCGCATGCGCCAGCACACGGCCGAGCGCCAGGATGCCGGCGACGATCCCGTCGATCTTCTCCCGGCTCTTGCCCTTGTCCGGCTTCATGTTGCCGGCGGCGTCCTGCCACACCTGCACGTTGTCGGCCATCCAGCGCAGAACCAGATTGCCGCCATGCGCCACCTTGCGGGCGATGGCCAGCGCCTCGAATTCCGCGGTCGGGTCCTTCATCGACTTGATGCCGAGACCATACTCGATCGGCTTCAGGCCGCGCGCCTCGAGCCGGGCGAAGAGCTGGATGGCGCCCCAGCGATCGATCGCGATCTCCTGGCAGCGATGCTCCTGGCAGATGGCGGCGATCTCATTGCAGACGATCTCGTGATCCGTGATCGCCCCTGGCGTCGTGCGGATCAGCCCCTTCTCGATCCACAAATCGTAGGGCACCAGGTCCTCCATGACGCGGCGTTGGACGCCATCCTGCGGCATCCAGAACCAGACGAGGAGCGCATGCGCGCCGCCGGTCGCCGGCGAGGGCGGAAACCAGAGGGCGAAAGCCGTCAGATCGAGTTTCGAGCCGAGATCGGCGCCGCCATAACAGGGCGCACCCTTCAAGGCGGCCGGATCGAGCGGCAGCCTTCCGCAGTCGTCCCACGCCACCATGTCCATCCACTTCGTCTCCTGCTTGGTCAGGATGTTCAAGTGGAGCCGGCGGAAGACGTTCTGATAGCTCGGCAGCCGGACCGCCTTCTCGCATTCTTCGCGCAGATAGTCTTCCGTCACGCCGGCGCCCAAGGACGGATTGACCTCGCGCCACAACGCCGGATCGGTCCAGTCGTCGTCGCGCGCCAGCCCATAGAGCACCGGCAGGAAGCGATCATCCGCGACCTTGCCCTCGGCCACCTGGATGGCGTGGCGATGGAATTCCGCCCAGAAGGAATCATCCTCGAAGCCGGCCGTCGACATGATCCATTCGAGCGGCTGCAGCCGCGCGCCAGAGCCGGTGTGCAGCACGTCATAGAGATCGCGCGACGGCTGCGTGTGCAGCTCGTCGAAGCCGATGCCGTGCGGATTCAGGCCATGCTTGGTGTAGACGTCGGCCGAGAGCACCTGATAGCTCGACCAGGTGGCGGGAACCAGGATCACGCGCCGCATCACCCGGGCCCGGCGCTTGAGCTCCGGCGCCTGCTCGACCATGCGGCGGGCGATATCGAAGACGATCGACGCCTGGAAGCGGTCGGCCGCCGCCGAGTAGATCTGCGCTCCCTTCTCGCCGTCGGCGAACAGCAGGTAGAGCATGACGCAGGCGGCCAGCGTCGACTTGCCGTTCTTGCGCGGGATGAAGGTGTAGACGATCCGGTAGCGGCGGACGCCGGTCTCGCGATGCACCCAGCCGAAGGCGTGCGCGATCGTATCGCGCTCCCAGGGCAGCAGCCGCACCAGCTTGCCCGCGTAGGGGCCCTGGACGTGGCGGCAATAGCGCTCGATGAAGCGTATCGCCCGCATCGCCCGCTTGACATCGAAGACCCACGGCCCCTCAGCCGAGGAGATCTTCGTCGTCTTCCTTGCTCGGCTCGACACGGCTCACCCGCGAGCGCGAGGCGGGGCCGATCCCGAGCTCGGCCGCCGCCGCCATCCACAGTTTCATCGCGTTCTTCGCGATCGCCACATTCGGATTCTGCATCGGGACGCCGGACTGCGGCGCCTTCACCATGGCGCCCACGGCCAGCACATGCTCGATGGCCGCCGCCCAAATCCCATAATTGACGACGAACGCTTCCAGGACCGCGCGATCGATCCGCGTCAGCACGCCCAGATCGACCAACTCGCCCACCGTGCGGTCCCATTCGCCACGCGCGAGCTGCGCCGCGCGCGTCGCCGGGAGCTTGAGGGCCGGCGGCAATTCCGGCCGTTCGGCCGCCGGAGTCGGCTCGGCCGCATTGAGCCGGCGCTTGCCCGGATTGCCGGCGATCAGCTTGAGCCGCGTCGGCAAGGGCGGCGGGCCGCGCCTGGCCATCAGCGGCTCGCCTCGGCCGAGCCGGCGGGGCGGCCGCCGGCGACGCCCTCACAACCGGCGCCGGCGCCCGCCCATGCGCACGCCGGCCGCCCGCCCCTTCCCCACCAGCCGCTCGCCCGCCGCGCACCACGGGCCGCGCCCGCCGGGCCGCGGGGCCATTCCGGGCGGGAGCCTTCCCGCCAACCGCCCGCGGCCTTTCCCGCGCCAGGCCGGAAAAGCTTTTTCCCAGCGCGACTTATAAGCCATTGATCGGCCGACATTTTCACCCTTGCGCGCGGGAAATTTCCCGTGCTATCATCCCCTTTGGCGCTGGGAAATTCCAGCGCCCCACCGCGCGGCGAGGCACGACCGCTCGGGGCAACAAGCCGGCTCTTTGACATCGTGAAGCGCGCGGGGCCAGGCCTCGCCCTCATCCGCCGGCCGGCGCCTCGCCGGCTAGGCGGGCGGCGGCGAGTGCCGGCACGAAACCCGCACGCGCGCCCAGGCGGGCGCCCCTGGCGCCCGGCCGGCCAACATCCGCTCAAGAACGACCTGGCCGCCGCCACCGCCCCCGCCCGGAACGGCGATCAACAAAACGCCGCCCCTCTTTCCCATCGTGAAGAGCAACTCCTGTGCAGTGCAGTTTGTGCGCTGCCGGACCGGCCTGCCCCTTCTTGTCTCCGACAAGGCGGGCGGGCCGGCACGGTCGCCTGAGGAGGCCAGGGTGACGCCTGGCCGAAACCGGCGCTTCGGCGTCGGTCGCGGCAAACGTCGGCCGCAGACTGCACATGAAGGAGAGACCGATGAACAACACGACCATTCGCGTCGAGAAGGGCGAGCTCGTGATCCGCTGCAAGCTGAACGGCGCCAAGCCCGACAGCTTCCCGCTGAGCTCGACGGGCAAGAGCCGGCTGGTCGCTTCGACCACCGGCGCCGTGCCGATCGAGTTCCCGAGCCTGCCTGGCCTGAAGGTCGCGCTCAACGTCACGATCCCGGCGCGGTGAGGGCCAAGATGGTCGAGCGATACAAGGGCGATCCCTATTGGATGATGACCAAGTATCCCGGCGCCTGCTCGAGCTGTGGCGAGAAGATCTCGCGCGGCAGCCGGGCCTTCTACTTTCCCAAAGGTCGGACGCTTCTGGGCGAGGCCTGCGGCTGCGGCGAGGTCGCGGCCCAGCGCTTCGCCGCGGAAGCGGCCGACGAAGCCGCCTACAACCAAGGCTACGGCGTCTAGCTCCCGCCTGACGAGGCCGGTTGACCACCGGCCGAAACCGCGCCGCCGGCTAGAGCCGGCGGCCGGTCGCGGGAAGTCCCCCGCATACTGCACAGAAGGAGAGACCAAATGAGCGAACCCGAAGCCATCGGGACTCCGGAGTCCGTCATCGTCCCCGCCGGTTATCTGCTGGCGGCCCAGATGCTGACGAACAAGAAAGAGGCCGGTTATCGGCGCTGCGTCTACCTGCACGCCGACCCGGACCCGCACCGGATGCGGATCGCCGCCACGGATGGCTCGCGCCTCTTCGTCGGCCGCTATGCGGTCGCCGGCGAGCGGCCATCCTGGGCACAGGCCGATCACGGCCTGTTGCTCGACGGCGAGCTCCTCAAATCCCGTGTCTCGCTGCTCGCCCGCGAGGGCGATCAGCATTTGGTCGTGAGCTTCGCCGCGGGCCTCGCCCGGGCGACGCTCGCCGACCGGAACGGGACGGCGACATTCAGCTTCAAGGCCGAGGAAGGGGTCTTCCCCGACTACGACGCGCTGCTGGATGTCGACAGCTTCGCCGCAAGCGAGCCCTTGTCCGGCCTGACGATCAACGGCGCTTTCCTCAAGGAAATCGCCGCCATCGCCCAGGTCCTCGAAGTCTCGGCGATCGACAAGCGGCCGCCGGCGATCCGCCAATACACGGGCGGGTCGAAGCACGCTCCGGTCCTGTTCGATTTTCCGAACTGGCCCGGCGTCGTGCTGATGCAGCTGCCGCAGCGCTCCGAGACCATTTCCTCCGAGACCGTGCGCCTGCTCGCTCCGGCGATGCAGCGCACGGTGGCCGCGCTCAAGGCGCATCAGACGCGCAACGAGGAATGGGCCAGGAAGGCCAAGGGCGAGGAACGCAAGGCCTACCAGGCCAAGGCCACCGAGTTCGCCAGCCGCATCGAGGAGCTGGCGAAGAGCCTGGCGGTCGCGATCGAGCACAAGCCGGCCGAGCCGCCGGCCGAGCCGAGCATGACCGAGGCCGCGCCCGAGGCCATCGCCGAGCCGACGCCGGCGACGCGCCTGGGCGACGCGGTGACGGACAGGCAGCCGAGGGCCAACCGGCGTCTCAAGCGCCGCAAGGGCAACGGCAAGGCCAAAGCGAATGGCCGCGGCTCTAGGACCAAGCGCCGCGAGCGCCCGGCGCCGGCGGAAGTCGCCGCCGCCGCCGAGTAACCCGCCTGACGAGGCCGGACGACCACCGGCCGAAAAGAAGGGCGCCGCGAGGGCGCCCTTCTTCGCGGGAAGTCGCCCGCAAACTGCACAACCAGGGAGACGAGGATGACCACCAAGATTATGAGCCGGGCCGATCTCGAGCTGATCGGCGCGGCCCTCAAGACTCTGGCCGACAACGGCGTCGTGCGCGGCGATCCCGACGCGCCGGGGCGCGCCGCACGCCTCAAGCTCGAATTCGATCTCGCGCTCAAGGCCTCGGCCCGCGCGCCGAGCCAGGCCTTCCGCATCGTCAAGGTGTGAGGCATGGCCTACTTCATCGCCCTGCCCTGCGCCGGCTGCGGCGTCATCTTCACGGCCAACCCGCACCTGGTGCCGGTCGCGGTGGTCAATGGCCACCGCGAGGGCATCTGCCAGAGCTGCGTCGCGCGGGTGAACCCGCTCCGCAAGGAGAAGGGTTTGCCCGAGATCGTCGTCGCCCCCGGCGCCTATGAAGGCGTGGCCGAGCCTACGGACATTGACTGCAACGAACCGCCTGACGAGGCCGGGTGATCCGCCGGCCGAAACGGGACGGGCCGCCCCACCAGGGCGGCCCGCCGTCGCGGAATGATCCGCAAACTGCACAGAGGAGAGCATGATGCACACCGAGGGTGAAGTCAACCTCGCCGAAGACCAGGCCTTCTGGGGCCCGATCATCTCCAGCTACAGCCGGGCGCAGGCGCTCGAGGACGGCGTGCTGGTCGCTGTGCCGCAGACGATGGCCGAGGAAGCCGGATTCAGGCTGCCGGTCACCCTGACCGCCAACGCCTGGGCGGCCTGCGTGGCGTTGCCGCCGGAAGGCGATCGCCACGGCCAGGACGAGGACGGGCGTCTGTGGGACGTGCTCTGGCTCGCCGGCTTCACGGCACGCCAGCGCCGGCACCGCGACCAGAGCCGCGCCAATTTCAGCGTCTCGGTCTACGACGTCGAACGCGAGCAGGCGATCGTCACCGAACTGGTCGTCGTCGCCGGTCCCGGCGACGAGGGCGAGCCGGTCATCACCATCATGCGTCCGAACGAAGATTGATCCCGCCTGACGAGGCCAGGTGACCCCTGGCCGAAACCGGGGCACACTCGCCCCGGTAGCGGGAAGTCCCGCAACTGCACACCGCGCTGCACGGATTGCAGCTCATCAAATGCGAAGTCGCAGGAGAGAACATGGCACGCTACCACATGGACGATGGGACCGTCGTCGACACCAAGAACGCTACCGAAAGCTGGGAGGAGGAAACCCGCTGGGATGGGAACAACAACGTCAGCGTCGCGACGGGAACCCAATGGGACCATGAGAAGCTGCATCGAAGCCGGAAGGGCCGCTACTGGATCGAGCAGTGGTCGCAGTGGCAGGGCCGGCTGCCATCAGCGCGCTGGGTAAGCCATCAGATAGCCGCTGCCTGGCTGTTGGCGAACGAGCATGAGATTCCGGCCGATCTCGTAGACGCGGCTGCCGAGGTCGCCGAATGAACAAATCCGCCTGACGAGGCCAGGTGACGCCTGGCCGAAACGAAGGGGCGCCCCATTCGGGCGCCCTTTTCGTCGCGGGAAGTCCCGCAGACTGCACAAGGGGGCCAAGCATGACAGTGTTGAAGACCCATATCAGTTGGACGGACTCGACGTGGAATCCGACCGTCGGCTGCACGAAGGTCTCGGCCGGCTGCGACAATTGCTACGCCGAGGCCATCGTCCGCCGGCAGGGTCTCGATTTCGCGACGGTCCGCACCTTTCCCGCCCGCCTCGCCACCGGCCTGGGCTTCGGCCCGGTCGCCGGCGAGGATGGGCGGCCGCGACCTCGCCTCGTCTTCGTCAACTCGATGAGCGACTTGTTTCACGAGCAGATCGGCGAAGGCTTCCGCGGCGAGATTTTCGACACCATCGACCACAACAGCCGGACCATCTTCCAGGTCCTGACCAAGCGGCCGATGACCATGGCGCGGGTGATCGAGCAGAGATACGCCGCGGCCGGAGTGCCGCGTCATCTTTGGCTCGGCGTCTCGGCCGAGGACAACCGGGTCAAGGGCCGCCTCGACCAGCTCCGGCGCTTGAAGGAGCGGGTCGGGAATTTCACGGCCTTCGTCTCGGTCGAGCCGCTCATCGGCCCGGTCGATCGCCACGACTACACCGGCCTCGACTGGGTGCTGATCGGTGGCGAGTCGATCCAGATGGGGCGCTGGCGCAAGATGGACATCGACTGGGCCCGACAGGCCCGCGACCAGGCGCGGGCCGCCGGCGCCGCCATCTGGTTCAAGCAGTTCGGCATGTGGCAGAACAACCCGCTCTACCGCCAGGCGCCGGCCGGTCGCCATTGGGAGAAGGTTCGCTGGTGCATCGCGAATGGCGAATGCCAGGCCCGGCTCGTGACCGATTGCACGACCGGCAAGGTCAGGATCGAAGGAGAGAAGGGCGGGGCGACGCTCGACGACGAGGTCCTGCACGAGCTCCCACCCGCCTATCATGCGCTGCGCCAGGAGTTGCTCCGCACGATGCTTTGACATATCTCGCGCTCGAGCACTGAGCGGAACTCAAGCCCGCCGGCCTCCCGCCGGCGGGCTCTTCTTTTCACCGACGAAGACCAGGCCGAGATAGCGCACCGCGGCGCCGGTCTTGCCCTTGGCCTCCCAGCGATCCGCCAGCCGACAGCACATGGCCATGGCCAGGCGCCGCAATGCCCGCCCGATGATTTCGCCATGCAAGGCGGCGCCGCCGGAGGGCGTGCCTTCGAGGCCGGCGATCCACAGCAGCGCACGCGGATAGCCGCCCATCTTCAGCTTGAGACCCGAGCCTTCGGTCAGCACCAGGCCGACCCTTTCGCCCGGCGCCACCAGCCGACGGCTGGCGACGATCCACGCCTGCTCCCACGGCGAACCATGGGCGTCGAGGTCGAATATCGAATAGGGCTGCAAGTCGATCGCCCGCAGCACGCGGCGATTGTCAGCGACAAAGGCCAAGCGGTCGTCGCGGCTCCATAGCAGGTCGCAGCCGCAATAGCCCGGCGCCTCGCGCCAGACGCGGCGATACATGACCCCGGCGCCGGCGAAGGCGTCGAACACCTGGCCCCCGACCGCCTGGAGGACGAGCCGCCGGACCGCGACCTTTGCCTCGTGGTGTTCGGCTGCATTGTGCACCTTGGCCGTCTTGCGGATGGCGGTGCTAAATCGACTGCGTGGTGCCAAGCTCGACCTCGACCATCGGATAGTCCTTCATGAGCAGCTTGATCTTTTGCAGGACCTGGGCCTGGTCCTTGAGCGGCCCACGCACCGAGACCCAAAACCGATCTTCGACCGGGGCCGTCTCGATGCGCTCGACCGAAATCTCCGCCGGCTCGAGCTCCGCCAGATCGAAGCCGGCGAGCCCCGTGTCGAGGCCGAGCGCCTGCAATTCCTCGAGCTCTGCGGTGAGGAGGGCCGGATCCCACTCGCCGAGCTCGCCCAGCCGATTGTCGGCCAGCACGTAGAGCCGTTTCTGCTCTTCGCTCAAATGGCCGAGCTCTATGGTCGGCACCCTCTCCATGCCGAGCTGGCGCGCCGCCAGCAATCGGCCATGCCCAGCGATGACGCCGGCGGCGCCGTCGACCAGGACCGGAGCATTGAAGCCGAACTCGCGGATCGAGGCCGCGATCTTCGCGATCTGCTCCGCCGAATGCTTGCGCGGATTGCGCGCGTTCGGGATCAGCTCGGCGACGGGCCGATAGACGATAGCAAGCTCGGCTGCTGGCCGAGCTCGCTTGGGCTTGGCTCTGGACATCCTCTTTCTCCGGCTGCGCCATCGAGCTCGTCGCCCCAGGCCTGCCAGCCTGGCCGTCGCCGGCGCGCGAACAATTCGACATAGGGGCCATCGAACATGCGCTCGAGCATCACATGCAGCGCTTCCGGCTTTTCGGAGTGGCGGCCAGCGGGCGCCACGATCAGATTGCGCTCCGACCGGCTGCGTTGGCTGGGCGACCCGATCTTGCCGATGAGGAAGAGCTCGGCGGCACTGCGCAGCACATAGCCGGGGCCGAACTGCCAGCTCCCGCCCCCCTTCGAGCGCTTGGCCCAGGGACCGCCGGTCACATAACGGAAACCCCAGGTTTCCATCACGGCCAGCGCCTCCTTGAGCATCGGGAAGGTGGCCCACAGCGCGAGCACCGCCGGCGCCGAGGCCAGGTGACCGACCGGGAGCGCCGCGATCTCGTCCGTCGCCATCGTCCGATAATGCGCCTGCGGCGACTTCGCCTCGCCCTTTTGCGAGTACAGCTCGAACTGCCAGGGCGGATCGGCCAGGATCACCCGGTAGCCGAAGGGCCGAAGCCCGCCAAACGGCCATTTCATCCTCTAGACCCCCCCTATCGAAACCTGCGGGCGCGCTCGCAAAGCTACCGCCGCCGGTCCACGGGCGGGGGCGGAAACTTTTTACTCCCCCCCCTGCCCCTCAGCGCGCGCGGCCGCCGCGTCGGCGCGAGTCTTGGCGCGGTGATGGGCGCGGCAGAGCGGCTGCAGGTTCGTGGGATCATCGCTGCCGCCCGCTGCCTTGGGCACGATGTGGTCGAGCTCGGCGGCGAGCCGCGTGATGCCGGCCGCCTCGCACAACCGGCAGAGTGGCAGATGGCCGAGGATCAAAGCCCGGGTTCGTCGCCAGCGACGATCGTAACCGCGCGCCGCGGCCGAGCGCTCATGGCGCCAAGGCGCCGGCTTGTGCCGCTCGCAGTAGCCGCCGCCGCGCACGACGGCCGGGCAGCCCGGGCGCGGGCAAGGTCTGAGTGGAAGGTCAGGCATGGTCGAAGCGCGCTCCCGGGAAGAGGACCCCCTGTCGCGTCGGCACACGCGTTCGCGCGCACAGCTTCACGGCCGCACGCGCGGCTTGCAGGCGGCCATAATGATCGGCGCACCACCAGGTCGAGCGGCTCTGCTTCAAGTCAAGCACCAGCGCACGGGCGGTGCGCAACGGGGGCGGCGACTCACCGAAGCAACCAAAAGCCCGGCAGCCTGGCCAGACGCAGCGGAAGTCAGCGGCGTTTGACAAAGATCTCGGTTCCCTGATCTTCGGCCTCCCCGACGAGCTCGGCCGCCGCATGCAGCAGCGCCTGGCAAGCGGCGCCTCTGCTGGTCGGAGCAACGGCCACCTCGCCCGTCGGCCGATCGAGCACGAGGATGACGAGCTCATGCTCCGGGCCGAGCTCGGCCGCGCACGATTGCATCAAACGGGTCGCCAGCCCTGCCACGGCCGCTTGCGCCCTCAGGCGGGCCATCGTGTCGCTCATGCCGCCGCCTCCTTGCGCGCCGCGGCCCGCGCCGCCTCGATCGCAAGATTGGCGTCGACCGCCTCGGGGCCGGCGCCGCCGCACGCCTTCATGCGCTGCTTCCAGGCGGCCTCGGCTATCGCCAGCGGCGCATCGGGCAGCACGCCCAAGACGACCCACCAGGGCCAATCATCCGCCCGGTTGGCGACGTCGCCGGCCCTCGGCGCCGGCAGGGCGATGAAGGCGGCGAGCGTCCGCTTCAATATCTGCCCGGCGCCCCAGCGCTCGATGCCGCGCATCGCCTCGACGGTCTTGGCCAGCGCCTGCACGTTATGCGCGACATGATTGTAGCGGTCGCAGGCAATGACGCGCTGCTCGCCCTGGGCCCGAAACCACACGGCGGCGCCCGGATCGTCCGGATCGCCTTCGGCATAGGGCAGGCCATCGCGCCGCAGCGGAACATTGGTCGACAGGATCGCCTCGCCGCCGCCGAACAGGCGCAGCTCGTAATAGAGCGCCTGGCAGGCGCGATGCAGCCCCGTCTTGAACTTGGCGGCCTGGCGCGCGCGCGGGTCGCCGCGCGACCAGTCTTCCGGCCACTGCAAGGGATACTTGTTCGGCATGGTCAGTCCTCCCTTCTATTTCGCCGCGCGCGATCAGCCGCCACTCCAACCCTGATCGCGCGCGGCGGCATCCACCGCCGCGCGTCCGCGGCGGCCTCGGCACGGTCAATTCTTGCTCAATGGCAGTACGGCGCTGCCCTCGATTGTGATCTTAATTCTCCCTTCTTCTTTTGCTCTGTGACTAAGATCGCCGCCTTCGGCCTGGATCGGAGGCGCTTTCGAGATCCGTTCGAGGCGGGGCGCGTCAAACCAAACTTCCTCGACTGGTCTATTATCTTTCAACACAGTCGACTGAACGGCGAAGCGAAGGAGACCATGGAGCCATTCGCTGCGAGCGATTGCCACGCCTTCGAATCCAGTAATCATATCCCGTACTCGGCTGCCGAGTTCGATCATTACTTGTCTCCTCTTGTCATGTGTTGCGAAAAACCATCCGCCGCCGCGCGGCCGCGGCGGCGGGTCCAGTAATCGTGACGGATCAGCGTCGAGAGCAGCAGCCAGTCGGCGAGCGGACCGCGCGCCTTGGCGCCCCGCCGCACGCGCCAGCCGCCTGGGCGGCGTTCGATCAGCCCGACTCCTGCCGGCAATTCCTGGGCCGCCACGAGATCGGCCGGCGTCGCGAAGAAGAACTTGGTCGCCAGCTCGGCATAGCCGCGCCACTTGGCGCTGCGCAGCTCCTTCATCAGATCGCCGCGGCCGACCTTGATCTCGTAGATGCTGGTCGCCGGCGCCGTCTCGAAGCCGGCCGGCCGCCAGATCGCCACGACGTCGGCGACGATCCCCCACTCCAGGCTCCAGGTGCGCCGCCGCTGCAGCTCGAGGTAGCGCAGGCTGTTGAGCCGGACCCCCTGCCAGGTGATCAGGTCCTGCACGCGCGAGAGATAGAGCGCCAGATCGCGGGCGAGCCCATCGTGATCGGCCGGCATCGTCGGCGCCTCGCCGTCGGACCAGGGCGAGGCCGGGCGCGCCTGTTCCAGCAGGTCGACGAAATGGCGATTGAGGACGATCGAGGCGGTCGCCCGATTGACGAAGCGCGCGCCGGCGGCGCTCATCAGCTCCTCGAGCGCCCGCTCGCCGAAGGCCGCCACGCTCGCAATCTTGATCGCGGTCATGCCATTTTTCGCGCAACAGTGAAACTTAATGCCACGACCTCGGGATTCCGCTTCCACGCGCCTAGCCCATTAACCACCTCCCAGAGTCGAGCGAACATCTGACGTTCGGACCAGGCGGCTTGGGCCAGCGTGCCGCCAAGATCGCGCAGGGACGGCTCCTGCATCCCTTCGGCCTCGGCATCTTCTTCGCTAATATCTTGCAAGCGCTCGAAGCGAACTTCGGTCACGCCGAGCGTCAGTCGCGACGCCGAACGCGGCATTAAAACCGCCGAAAGCCAGCGAGGCGCGGTCGCAACGTCGCTCGCACTTTCTGTCCAATCCGCGCGATAGGCGGGCGCATCGTCAGCAAAATAACGGGGCACGAATGGCTCCTTTACCCAGAGCCGATCACCCGCCCTGACCCTTTGCCAGATGGTCGGATAGAAACATCCCGGTGTTGTCGTTTCGCGATCTTGCCATCGCAGCTTCCGCATCTGCGTCTTCCGGCCAGCGAGCAATGCGCGGATCATCGGCGTCGAGAAGAACATCACCGGATACTCCGTCATGGCGCCGGCGTCTCCGGCGGCGCGCCCTCGCCGCGCCAGCCGCCATCCCAGGCCTCGCGCCGCGCATCGCCCCACAGGAATGGATTGTCGATGATCGAGCGGTTCTCGGTGAAGGCCTCACGGCCCAGCCGCTCGGCGCCCTTGACGTCGACGTCCGGCAGAACAGCCTTCGCCTGGGCGCTCGCCTTGCCGCGCCCGCGTTCCGCCGTCACGACCGGCGCCGGGCGCGCAGTCGGGGTCGTGACATCGTCGGCCCGCACTTCGCCGGTCGCATCGCGCCAGAGCCGGACCGGCACCGGGCCGATCGTGACGGTGATCTCGCCGTTGCGCGGCACGAATTGCTTCAGCGCCTCGATCACCTGCTCGCGCGCCGCCAGGTCGACGGCCATCAGTCCGACCGCCCGGAACAACGGGGTGTCGGTCGCCATGCCGAGCGCGTGCAGATACATGTCGAGCTGCTGCTCGGCCTCCTGCAGATCGTGCGGCTTGGCCCGGGCGAAGATCGCCGAGCGGTGCTCGCCCAGCGTCTTGCGCTCGCCGTCGACCCGCTCGATCTCGTCGATGAACCCCTGCAGCTCGCGGCCGGCGGCGGTGTTGCGGCCGACGACCAAGAGCGGCGCGCCGACATCCCCGCTCTTCTGCGGCTTGGTCTTCCTCGGTCTGCGATCTTTTGCCATCAGCTCCCTCCCTTGATGATCTGGAACAGCCTGAGCCGCAGTTGCTCGCGCGGCCCCGCCCGCTCGATCGGCGGCGCGTTCAGATAGACGGAGAGGTCCTGCAAGAGCGCCCAATATTCGGCCGGATGCGCGCGGCTCCAAGTCCAGAAGCGCTCGCGATCCTCGAGCTGGAAAACCGAGACCATGGCGGCGAGCGTCGCCTCGAGCTCGCCGTCGGCCCGTGCGCGCCAGGTCTGGTATCTTTGTTCGGCCTCGAGCCCGGCCGGCTCGGCTGATGTCCCTGATCCGGGTACATCAGGCCGACGCCACAACTGCCGAGCCTCTTTTAGGTTATAGTTCTGGTCTAGTTTATGTACCCGTTTCGGGTACATCAGAGCCTCGTTTTCGGGTACATCAGGATTTCCTGATGTCTCCGTTTCGGGTACATCAGCCGCCGCAAACAGGACGCGATAAAGGCAGCCGCGCTGGCCGCGGGTGACGGTGACGAGGCCGGCCGCCGCCAGCTCCTTAAGCGCCTCGTTGACGTGCACGCGCGTCGTCCGCAGCCGCCGCGCCAAGGTCGCTTGTCCCGGCCAGCAGAAGCCGGCGGGGTCGGCATAGAGGCCGAGCAGCATGAGCACGCGGAGCGCGCGGCAGGAGAGGTCGAGCTCGGCGGCGCGCGCCGGCACCCGGGCGAAGGATGCCGGCGCCGCGCCTGCCGGGGCGCGCCCTCCGGGGGAAGGGCGCGGGGGCGCGCCGCGATGGCCCGCCGACGCGGGCATTTCAAGCCTGAACCGTGGCGCAGGCCGGGCAGAAGTCGCGATAGACACCGACCCGCCAGCCCGCCGCCTGCGCCTGCCGATAGCCGCTCTCGCCCGGCTCGATGATCAGCTCGAAGGCCGGCTGCTCGGCGCCCTGGTGGCGGCCATCGCAGATCAGGCGATAGCGCATGCGCTGCGGCCGCGGCCCCTCGAGAATTTGGATGTCGATGGTCATGGCCCGCCATCGCCCAGCAGGCCCTCTAGCGGAAGCTCCGGCTCCTCGGCCGGTCGCGAGGCGACCTCGCCGGCACAGAATTCGTGGAAGCGGCCGGCGAGCGCCACCGGATCGCCCGGCAGCGCGCGCACGATGTGCGCCGACAGCGCCTTGATCGCGAGATCGAGACAGGCAAAACGCAATCCGGCCGGCTGGCCGCGCGCCCCCGCCCCCAGGCCTATGACGTAGGCCCGCTCCTCATTGTCCCACTCTCCCAGCATCGAATTCCCCCGGAGTCGAAGTGATGCGGGAGAGGCCCGCCGCTTGGGAGCGACTGCCCCTCCCGCCCTTCCGGCAGTCCCCTGGCCGTTCCGCCGGAAGTCTTTCCCGGCGCTCGCATGCGGCCGCTCCACCAATCCCACATGCTCACGCCGATGAATTGGAGCGGGGGCGCGAACTTGCATCGCGCGAGACCGGCGTGGTCCGCCGACCTTCCGCTTGGCCCCGCAAGAGGTGGCGCATCAGAACGGCCGCCGGCGGCGCGGCGGCGCGTCTGGCGCCGGCGTCAGACAGACGAGAAGAAGGCTGGCGATCACGCCATGCATGATCATGCCGCCGCGCGCGAAGGGATCGCCGGTAACGAGACAGGTGACGCCATTCAAAATGAAGACAGCGGCGTTGATCCCGAAGGCGAACGAGCACCAGAACGCCAGCCAGCCCCCCAGCTCTTGTGTCCGCATCCCGGCTCCCATCACAATTCCGTGAGCGGTAGCCCCACCGCATCACCCACTAGATGTTGTGGCCGGCCTTGCCTGCCGGTTTTTCCTGCATGGACCGCCGCCGCCCCGACCGCTTGACTGGCCTGCCCGCGGCGATATCGCCGCCGGGTGGGGAGACGCCGTGCCCATTCAGCGCCGCCGGGCAATGCTCCCGGAACCAGGCGAGAAAGCGCTCGTAGGTGCGGGTCGTGAAGCCGCCGCCGGCGCGCACGCGGACGAAGAACTTGCCGTCGTTGACGACCAGGCTGGCCAGCCGCGCCTCGCTGATCCTGAGCTCGGCGCAGGCCCGGGCACTGGCCGCCAGCAGCCCCTCGGACAACGACTCCATGAGGGGACCATACGGGAAATTTCCCGCAATTGCAATCGCCCTTCCACGCGCGACGCGCGGCCGGCGGGCGGGCAGGCTCCCGCCATGCGCGACCTCGCCGGCCGCATCGAGGAGGAGCGCCTGAAGCGCGGGCTGTCCGCCCGCGCCCTGGCCGACGCCGCCGGCCTGGGCGAAGGCGCGGTGCTCGACATCGTCAACCGGCGCTCGAAGGCCCCGCGCGTCGACACCGTATGGAAGATCGCCGACGCGCTCGGCGTCAGCATCGGCTTTCTCCTCGACGAGCCGGCCGCGCCGGCCGCGCAGGGCGACATCATCGAGGTGGTCGGCGCCATCGCCCTCGACGAATGGCAGGAGGACGCCGTTTGGCCGCCCGGCCGGCGCTACCACGTCGCGGCCACGCGCTCGCCCGCCCATCCCAAGGCCCGGCGCTTCGGCCTCATCGTCGGCGACGGACATTGCGACCTCTACTATCGCCCGGGATCGATCCTCCTTTGCCTGCCGCTCAAAGACGCCGGCCAATCGCTCAAGGAAGGCGACCGGGTCATCGTCCGCTTGCGCAAGAGCGGTCTGGTCATGTCGCTGTGCATGACCGCGGCGCCGACCGCGACCGGCGGCGTCGCGCTGCGGACGGCGGCGACCAACCCACGCCGGCGCTTCATGGCGGAGATCGAACGAAGCGGCCGCAATGCCCATCCGCGCGCGGGCGGGACGCCCGCTCTTGTCTCGGACAGAGTCGGCGGCGGCGCCGCCGTGGCCGGCCGCACCGGCTACCAGCTGGTCGGCGAGGGGCCGCGCCCGATCGCCTATCAGCCGCAGCCCGCCGACCAGGTGACGATCGACGCGCTGGTGGTCGGCCATGTCGAATAAACGGGAAAATTCCCGCGATCCGCTTGACGCGGGAAATTTCCCGTCTAGACTCGCCGGCTATCGTGATCCGGGCGCGCGCCGCCAGCCGCCACTCCAACCCTGGCGGTGCGCGCCGCGAGCGGATCGGGTTGGCGGGCGGCGATCGGCGAGCGGCGGGAAAACATCATGCGATCACGCGACGCCGCACGCGGCATGTTCCCGCCCAGGCTGTCGGCCGAGCGGGCGCGGCGACTGCGCCCCATGCTCGGGCGCGGCTGGCGCTTCACGGTCGCGGTCTCGGCCCAGGGTTACGGCCTCGCGCTGGCGGCGCTCGACGGCTCCGTGGTCACGCTCCTGCCCCACTCCTGGTATCGCGGCGAGAGGCTCGGCGAGGCCCTGGCCGAGGCCCAGCGCCTCAACCGCCCCCCGATCAAGCTGTTCGACGAGGCTTAGATGCGGCAGGCCGCCGTGCCGCACACCTTGCGTCAGGCGCTGGATTCCGGCGCGCGCGGCGTCACGCTGGCCATCGTCTGCGAGCTGCTCGGCGTCAGCGACGAGAAATGGCGCCAGCTCAAGCCGCGGCTCGAGGCCGCCGGCTTTCCCGGCCGTGATCCGATTACCGGCCTGTACGATCTCAAGGCGGTGCAGGGCTGGATGGACCGGCGCCACGATCAGGCCGAGGCGCAGCAGGGCGGCGAGCAATGGCTCGCCCGGCTCAAGGAGCGCGCCGCGTGATGTTCATTTTCTCGCCCTCATTGGAGGCGGAGAAAAGTAACGTGGCGCGCGTCGACCTGCCTTTCGTCTTCGCCATTCGCCGGCAGGGCGGCCGCAAGGGCGACCGCTCTCTCTGGTACTTCCGCCGCGCCGGTTACATCGATGCGGTCAGCCAGGCGCGCATCACGCGGCTGCCCGGGCGACCGGGCGAGGTGCGCTTCGACGCCGCCTACCGCCGCTGTGTCGACGAAAGCGAGCGCCAGCGCCGGGCGATGCCAGCGCCTCCCGGCGAAGGCAGCTTCGCGCGCCTGGTCGTGAGCTTCCGCGGCGACGCCCTGCGCAGCCTGCCGCCCTCGCCCGCCTGGACCAAGTTGAGTCCGCGCACGCGCCAGGATTATGGCCGCATCCTCGACCGTCTCGCCGAGCGCTTCGGCGATCTCAAGGTCGCCGATCTCGACCAGCCGCGCGAGCGTGGAGCCTGGCTCGGCCGGCAGTTCGTCAAGCGGCTGCAGGCGGACTATGCCGATCGGCCGCGCGAGGCCGATCATTTCGTGACGACGCTGCGGCGATTGTTCAATTTCGCCATCGACCTCGGGCTGCTCGCCGCCAATCCCGCCGCCCGGCCGGGCCGTCTCTACAGCGCCCGCCGCCGGCAATTGTGGAGCTGGGCAGAGGAGGAGGCGTTCCTCGCCGGCATCGACGCGGCGCTGCCGGCGGCCGGCCGCGCCACCCTCAGGCTGTTCTACTTGCTGCTGGCCTACACCGGCCAGCGGCCGGGCGACGTGCTGGCCATGCGCTGGGACCAGCTCGCCGAGCGCGAGCTCGAGCTCGACGGCAGGCGCACACTCTTGTGGTGCCTCGAGGTCCGCCAGCAGAAGACGGCCGCCTTTCTCTGGGTCCCGGTGCATGAACGGCTGTTGCCCGAGCTGCTGGCGGCCCGCGCCGCCGAGCGCGCTCCCGGCCGCACCATCATCGCGACGCGGCGCGGCGCCCCCTGGTCGCTCTCGGGCATCGCCAAGCCCTGGGCGCAGGTCCTGCAGGTCAGTGGCGTTGCCGGCCTGCAGCGGCGCGACCTGCGCCGCACCGCGGTCGTGCGCCTGGCCGAGGCCGGCTGCACCGTGCCGCAGATCGCCGCGATCAGCGGCCACTCGATCGAGCGCACGACGCAGATCGTCGAGACCTACCTGCCGCGCTCGGCGGCGATGGCCGCCGCCGGCATCGTGCGGCTGGAGCGCCACATGCGGAAGCGGGAGGAGACCTCATGAGTCCGGACAATCCCAAGCGCCTCGACCGGGCCTGGCGCAGCTTCTCCGAGCGCGTGATTCCGGCGGGCGCGCCCACAGTCCAGCGCATGGAGATGCGGCGCGCCTTCTATGCCGGGGCACAGGCCTGGTTCGGTATTATTTTCTGCCTTGATCCGGGCGAGGAGGCGACCGATCGCGACATGGCGAAGATCGGATATATCGAAGAGGAGCTCGCAGCCTTCTGCGCCGACGTCCTGGCCGGCCGCGCCTGAGTGCAAACGATTGCCCGGACGTTCGCCCCGGCGGCTGCAAACGATTGGGCCAAGTCCTGGCTGGGGCGGCAGGATTCGAACCTGCGATCGCGGATCCAAAGTCCGGCGCCCATCGCCCGCAAGACCGCGCATTGGGCCGAATCGTTTGCAGCCCGTCAACCGGACAGAGGCGGAACGGGCCAGGACCGAACCGCGCCCAGTGCAAACGATTCAACCCATGGAGGAACCCGATGACCACCGATCCTGAACTGGCCGGGCATCCGATCGAGGCCGCCTGGCGCGGATACCAGGAGATCGAGCTGCGCGGCGCCACCACGCTCCAGACGGTGCAGCAGCGGCGCGCCTTCTATGCGGGGGCCACCCTACTCCATCAATTGATCTGCACCGTGCAGCCGGGGCCGGTGACGCCGGACGAGATCAAGCTCTTGCACGGCATCCAGAGCGACCTGGCGCTGTTCCGGCGCGAGCAGGAGCTGATCGAGCGGATGAGATGACCGCTGAACGGTTTCAGCCCTTGGGCTGAAACTCGACGTGGAAGTGGTCGTGCTCGACCACGATGTCGAAATCTGGCCCGAGCGCGCTCCGCAGCTCGACGGCCACGTCATCGACCTGGTCGCCGGTCATGCCGCTCGAGCGGAAATCGAAGGCCGCTCCCGCATCATGCAGCGAGGTCTTGGAGTGCCGGCCCTCCGTCACCGACGTGATGACGAAGGCTAGCCCGCGCGCCTCGACCGCGGCCTCCGCCGCCCGCACCGCTAGCAGGAACTCGGGCCGGACGGCCATCACGCGCACGCCCGGCTTCAGACGGATCATCGGTGCCAAGGCCGGCCCGGCCGGTCCTCGAGCGCATGGCGCCACTCATGCCGGTGAATCTCGACGTTGAAGGGAGGCACCTCGAGCAGCGGCGGCAGGAACAGGATCGGGTGGCCGCCCACCCACACAGTCAGCCCGAGCTTGCCCGGCCCCTTCCCCATCTCGCGCGCCAGCCGCTCGATGAACTCCGGCGAGCGGATGCAGACCAGCGCATCGCGCGAACCATCCTCCGGAAAGGGCGGCATCACCCAGCCGATCGTATTGGCCGGGAGGATGCTTCCCTTGCCGATCTCCGACAGCTTGGCCATCAGCGCGCAGGCTCCGCCGGCGCCTGTCCATCCGGCACGCCCTCGGCCTGCCAGTACTTCCGGCAGGCGACGACGTACGCATCCCAGTCGCGCGCCGTCTGTCCGAAACGGTCCATCGCCGCCCCGATGAAGATGCCGCGGCAGCGGAGGTATTCGAAATTCTCCAGGTTGGTTGCGACCTCGTCCCTCGCCAGCGCCTTGGCGCCCTCGACATACGCCTTCACCGTCGGCGTCGAGCAGCCGCCGAGCAAGAGCGCCAAAACCGCCGGCAACAAACCAGTCATGCGCATCAGCCGACCCTCAAGCGAACCGGGCGCGAGCCCGGCGGATCGGGCGGGCCCGGCGGCAGCGGTCGCGGTGCGCGCCGGTTCCTCTTATCCCACAATGACCAGAGCAGCGCCGCGATGAAGAAGCCGCCGCCTAGGATTTGAATGGTGGCGTCGGTCAGCCCGGCCAGCTCCTCCTCGCTCAGCCATCCGATGGCGACGAGGAAGGTCCCGGCGCCGCCCAGCACATGGCGCAAAAAGCCGGTGATCGCGGGATGCAGAAGAGCTCTCACGGCGTCTCCTCATTTGCTGGAAGGCGCGGCCGCGGCGCGCTGGCCGCATCGACACGCGCCTCGATGCGCCGCACCTGAACCGAAAGGCTCTGCACCGCACTCGTCACGCTGGCGAGCTGCCAGGAGACGAAGAAGGCGCCCCCCACCGCCATCGGCAGAAAGATCACGACGATGGTGCCGATGAGCTTGAGCATGGTGGCGACGCTGCGCACATCGCGCTGCAGGAGATGCACGCCGAGCTGCGGATCGATCGCCCCCGGATCATCGGGTTGGCCCGTCCAGGTCATCGCGCTGTCCCCTCGCGCGGAGTCCCTTCGACGATCGGCCAGGCTTCGTCGAGCACCACATAATCCATGCCGGCGCGCGTGTCGATGATGCAGCCGCGGCGGCCGTCGCGCAGCGCCAGGCTCCACGACTTCGTCACGCGATTGACCGCCAGCAGGAAGAGCTGGGGCCCACTCGCCCCCGCCCAGGCGAGCCGCTGCCCATGCGTCGCCTGCGCCGCCTCAAGCCAGGCCTCGGCCGATAGGCAGGATTGCGCCTGCGCCGCCGCGTCGCCGGCGAGCTGAACCAGCAGCAGGAAGAGGATGGCCCTCACCACTTGACCATCCACGGCGCCGCCATCCAGGGCGGCATGTTCTCGTGCGCGGAGCCGGAGCCGGAAGTCTGAGTCGTGATCGTATCGGTCGTGCGCGGCAGACCGGTGCCGCCCACCTGGCCGGTCCCAGCATGCCGCACGACGAGGCTGCCATTGTTGACCGGATGCGAATGCGGCCCGTTCTGCGACGCGGTAAGCGAGACAGTTTCCGCACCACCGGAATCACCGATCGCCCGCGTCGTCAGCCCGGCGCCGGCGCCGGAACCGACGAGCGTCCGGCCGCCGAAGTTCGGCAGCGTGATGGTCTTGTTGGCCGCCCAGTCGGCGGCGGCGTTGGCCCCTCGGCCGCCCGAGACCGTGCAAACCGAGTCCGGCCAATTGTCCCACAGCTTGCCGAACAGCGTCTCGTAGCTGGCGGAAGCGCGCGTGGCGCCAGAAGCGGCGCTGCCCATGGTGTCGCCGTTCAGCGCCAGCCAGCCTGTGGGCGGCGTTCCCATCACCATCGGCGCCATCATGCCGGTCGGCACCGAGGAGACCGCCGCGATCTCGTCGGCGATTTCCTGCGCGACCAGGTCCTCCAAGGCCTGCGCCGTGAGCACAGCGGCGATCGTCTTGGTCCCGGCCCCCCAATTCACGAGAGCGCCGCCATTCGACGATCCCTCGACCACATCGCGGGTCACGCGGTTGGGTGCGCCAGCGATGAAGCCGCCCTTGCCATATTCGTACTGCGTGGTCGCGGCCGGATCGTCGACGGTCAGGTAATAGAACTCGTCCCCGTCTGAGAACTCGGCGGCGACGCCGCGGAACCCGGCCACCGCGCCATTGAGATCGAGTGGCCCTGTGCCGGTGCTTGTCGTCGTCTCGCGCACACGGTTGCCGAATTTGACCGCCATCACGCGCTCTCCCGAATGTCCAAGGTCGCGGCATAGACGAAGGGCGCGTCGTGCCGGATGCGCGCCGGCGCCGCCAGCCGGCCGAGGATGACCTCGCGTCCGGCCGTCGCCGCATCGGGGAAGAGATAGGCGACGAGCTGGGCCCGTTGCCCGGCGACGCGCACCAGCTCGCGCGCCTGGTCGCGATCGGCGGCGTTCATCGCCTCGAGCGAGAAGGCGACACGGCGCAGGTCGGAACGCTCGTCGACGAACTCCGCCCCCGACCGTGGATTGGCCGTGACGCCCGAGAGATCGTCACGGCCTTCCTCCCACTGGAAGGAGAAGTTGCGGGACGGCTGCCAAAGCGGCCCGGCCCAGGCGCGCCCGAAGTCGACGAACGACGCGGCGAAGGTCGGGACGAAGCGCCAATAGCGGGCGTTCACCGTCGAAGGCGGCCGGTGCACATGGTAGCCGTAGCCCGCCTGCGTGCCGCTGGCGATCGCCGTCGAGTCATAGGCGGCGCCGGTTCCCGGCGTGCCGCCGTCGGCGTCGAGCAGGTGGCGGATGGTCTCCGCGGCGCCGATCAGCGGCGTATCGCGGGGCGAGCGCAGCAGCAGAACGTCGATCGCCACGTTGCCGCCGAAATCCACCTGCGCCCAGTCGCCGGACGCCGCCGGCCGCCAGCGCAGACCGATCAGCGGATCCTGCAGATTCTCGACCATGAAGTCGCCGGCCTCGGAGGCGGCGCTGAAGGTCGCGGCCGCGGCGTCGACGTGGTTGACCCAGGAGAGCAAGACCCGCGTCAAGACGCCGGCCCCCACAGGCGCAGGACGATGCGGTCGCGGTCGGCTTCCTCGCGGATGCCGATCACCGCGAAGTTGCGGCCGGCGGCAAGCCCGAAGCGCGGCCAGGTCAGTTTCACCACCATGCCGAGCTCGGCGAGGAAGCCGATGCGCTTGACCGTCGCCCGCAGGATGACGCGCTCCGGGCCGTAGAGATCGATCATCGCCTGGGCCAGCGCCAGCGCATCCTCCGCTTCCTCGAGCTGGGTCAGGAGCTCGCCGTCCTCGGCGTTGAGGTGGCGCACGCGGACCAGGCCGTCGGCCACCGCCTGCTGGCGCCAGGGCAACGCGAGATACTGGCGGCGCTCGGCATCGACGATCAACGCCAGATCGGTGCCGGGCTGCAGCGTGTAGATCGGCTGGTAGGAGACCACCTGGCGCCAGCGCGGCGGCGGGTCCGGTTCGGCCGCCACGTCCACGACGTTCCACAGATCGAGCTCGAGTGCGGGCGTCGCATCCTCGGGCGCCTGCAGCCGGCCGGCGACGAACTTGCCGTCGCGTCGCACGCCCCAGAAGCCCCCGGCGGAAGCCACCAGCCGGTCGATCACCTGCGCCGTCGTCGGCCGCTCGCCCTCCGAAATGTAGAGGCCCATGGGCCCGGACAGAGAGGCCAGCGCACTCCAGGACGGGTCATGGATTTCCGTCTCGGGAATGCCGGCATAGGTCAGCAGCCGGATCGCCAGCACGTCGAGCGCCGTCGAGTAGCCGCCCGAGGCGTCGCCCTCGACATCCGCCGTGATCCGTCCGGCCGGCGACGAGCCGAGCCGCACCAAGCCGTAGGCGAGCGAGGTGGCGAAATTCCCGTCCGCGACCTCGGCCGCGATCAGCGACGGATAATCGGGAGTGTCGGCGCCGGCCGTCAGCGCCGCGCCCCGGTCATAGACGGCGACCACCGCCTGCATCGGCCCGTCATGCACCTGGTAGACCAGCTTGACCGGGTCGATCAGCAGGGCCAGAACCTCGCGCGCGAATCCCAGCGTCTTCGGCCGCGGCTTGTCCTTGAGCTCGGCCGTCCCGTTGACGCCGCCGGTCCCGGTATAGACGCCGCCCTGCACCGGCAGCTCGAGGCCGTAGGATTTGTCGCGCAGGCCGAGCCGCACCACCGTATCGCCCGGCTCCCATTCGGTGCCGACGACGTTGGCCACGGCGACGAACTCGCTGTAGGCGCCCATGTACGGGCCGACCAGGACGCGCACGTCGCGGCCGTCGATCGCCTGCGCCGCCACCAGCGCGTCGAGCGCCGCGTCGCCGGCGAGCAGCTCGATCAGGCCGAACTGCCGCTGCACGCGGCGCGGCTCCTCCGGGTAGAGCGGCAGCAGGCGCTCGAAGACCAATGGCGAAGGCGAGCGGCCGGGATAGAAGACGTTGGGCTTGAGCGAGTCATCGGGCGCGCCGGCCCAGTCGCGATCCGCATAGAGCAGGGCCGGGCCCGGCTGGTCGCCGATGTTGCCCCGCTCGTTGGTCGCGAGCGGGATTTCCGCCAGGCCGGCGATGCCCTGGCCCTGGATGGCGCCGGCCGACAGGAAGGCGGCGATCTCGATCAGGTATTGGATGGCGTCGCGGCCGAGCGCCAGGCCGGTCAAGGGCGAGGTCACCGCCACCTGATCGAGCATCACCAGGATGCCGGACTGCGTGATGCGCGCGCCCGGGGACGGCGCCAGCGCCACCAGGATGCCGGCCTGCGTGATGCGCGCGCCCGCCGCCGTGCCACCGACCAGGGCCAGCACCCCGCCCTGCGTCAGTTGCGCCGCCTCGGCCAAGGGCGACTGATCTTCGAGCACGAGGATGCCGGCCTGCGTCAGCTGGGCGCCGACCGCGCGGCCGCCCTCCAGCATCAGGACCCCGGCCTGGGTGACTCGCGCCGCCGGCGCCCCGCCGTCGAGCGTCAGGACCCCGGCCTGGGTGACGCGCGCCGCCGGCGTCCCGCCGTCGAGCGTCAGGACTCCGGCCTGGGTGACGCGCGCGTCGGTCATGCGGTGCGTTCGATGCGCTTGAGCGCCGCGTTGAAGCCGGCGGCCGCCCAGGCCGCCGACGTCGCCGGGTCGAGCTCGGAGATGTCCTTGTAATAGGCGTAGCCGGTGGTGATCGCGCGGTCGGCGCCGGCCCCGACCGAAGCGCCCGACAGGATCGACATCTGCACATTCGCGGCGCCGGCGTCGGTCTTCTTCATGCGGGCGAACAGCATGATGGCGGCGATGCCGCTAGCGCCGCCGGCCAGATCGGCGATCGAGAATTCCGAGATGTCGTTGAGGTTGGCGGCGCTGATGTAGGTGGTGTCGTCGTCCGGCGCCGCCTCCTTGATCATGTCGAAATCGTTCGAGCCGCCCGAGCGCACCCAGTCGGTTGCCGCCGTGTCGCCGTCGAGCGCCTGGAACAGCACCCGCTTGTCGCCGATGAAGTCGTTGTTCTGCGCCCCCTGGTCGTCCCAGGTGAACCAGTCGTCGAAGTCGCAGTTGCCGGCGCCGGAACCGCCGCCGCCGCCGCGCGTTCCATGGAACAACTGGCTGGTCTCGGTGTTGGCCGTCGCCTTCGTGTCCTGCGCCGTGAGGTTAAGCGCGCTGACCCCATTCACCTTGCAGGCGGCGACGCCCACCGTGTCGCTGATGGTGACCTTGAACTCAACATGCTGGTAGCTGCCGCCAACGAACACCTGGCCGGATTCGCCGAGCAGGGTGACAAAATCCCCGCGATAGGCCTTGATCGTGCCGGTCGTCCCGAGGAGGAACTGCACCTGCGCGGCGTTCGCCGCGTCACGGAATTCGGCGAGGACATGCTGGCTGCCGCTCGTCGGCAGCGTCGGCACGAAATGGCCGAAGCCGACGCCGGCGGTGACCAGGGCGGCCCCGAGCGGATGGCGCGCGGTCGCGGTGCTCGACCCGTTCATGTTGATGCGCAGCGCGTGCGTTCCGTTGCGCGGGTTCGCGGTGGCAATGGAGACGCTGCTCTCGAGCTGACTCCACCAGCCTTCGAGCGCGCGCGCCGTGAGCCCGCCATAGTGGTCGAAGCCGTCCATCGTCCGGATGCTCATCCGTCATCTCCCCGCCACGACATGGAACACTTCGCGTGCGAGCATTCGCCGGAAAGACCGAACGCGCTGGCCGAAACTCCGCTCAACCATTACGGCGAAATGCACCCGCCACAGGGCGTCTGGCGCCGACGCGACCAGCGCCACGACTAGGCCAAACAGATGGCCGGCGAGCCGCGCATGGGTTACGCCCTGCGCCAGCGCCTCGACCGTAAGCTTCTCGACTGTCGCCTCATAGACGCGCGCCGCGCCGGCGGCATATTCGGCCGCCGCCCTCGGCGAGTGCGGCGGGTTGGTGGGCGGCGCCGCGCGAGCCGGATACGGCATCACGCCGCCAGCTCCCGCCTGAGCAGGACCAGCTCGCGCTCGATCCGCCGGTTCTGATCGCGCAACGCCTGCAGCTCGCTGACGATCGCCGCGGTGCCGTCGCGCGTCGCCTGGATCTGCCGGTCGATGAAGCTCTCGCTCACGATCTCGGATGCGAGATTCGTCAGGCTCTCGCGCACGAAGCGCTCGATGTTCGCGAAGTCGACGGTCGAGGCGAAGGTCTCGCGGCCGAGCTGGATCAGCGTGCCGGCGGCCCCGGTCAGCGAGCCGATCAAGCCGAGGTTGCCGCCGCGCACCGCCGACAGCAGGTCGCCGAACTGCCGCTGCGCCTCGCCCAGCCGATCGAGCGGCGAGAGCGTCGAGGTCGGCGAAAGCGCCTGCGCGCGCAGGAAGTCGACGATCGAGCCGGCCGCCTGCACGAAGGGCGCCCGCTGCCGCTCGCGCAGCAGATCGAGCTCGTTCTGCCGCGCGGCTTCGAGGCGCTCGGTCGCCAGGCCCAATTCGCGCGCCCGCCGGATCGCCTCGCGCCACTTGGCGTTGATCGCATCGATCTCCGCCGCCAGGACATCGGCCGTCTGGCCGGTGGCGATCATCGCCACCTGCAGGTCGGCGAGGATTTCCTGGGGATCATCGCGCAACCGCGTCGAGCGCCGCAGCACCCGCGCCAGCTCATCGGGCAGACCGCGGAAGACGCCGCCGGCCAGCGCCTCGCGGATGGCGTTGAGCGTCGCCTGCTCGGCGCTCGCGAAGGAGGGCGGGCCGCCCGGCTGCTGCAGCCCGGCGAAGAAGCGGCCTTGATGGATGCCCGCGACCAGGTTGCGCCCGGACAAGGAGGCGCCCGAAGTCTGCGCGATGCTCCCGAAGAGCTGCGCCAGCATGTCGGCGAAGCTCCTGGCCGCCGCCAGGTCGCCGCCCTTCTTCGCCTCCTCGAACAGCGTGCGGGCGACGCCGTTCATGAAGTCGAAGCGCACCACGGAGAAGTCGCGCGGCCGCTTGCCGCCGCCGAACAGCGAGCCGAGCAGCCCACCGCCGGCGCCGCCGATCAGTCCGCCCAGGAGCGTGCCGACGCCGGGGAAGATGCTGCCGATCAGCGCCCCGCCGGCCGCGCCCAGGCCGCCGCCGATCGTGCCGCCGAGCTGGTTGCCGCCGGTCAGTTGCGCCAACAGGCCGCCGCCGAAGGCGCCCAGCGCGCCGGCGCCGAGCAGGCCGCCGAGCGTCAGGGCCGGGAGCTGCGGCCCGAGCGGCCCGACGACCGAGCCAATGAGCGGCGTCTGCAGGAAGCCGCGGATGCCGCCAGACAGGCGCGCCAGCGCCGAGCCGGCGCCCAACAGATTGCCGGCGCCGCCGAGCAGGCCGCCGCCCGAGAGCTGCTTGGTCAGCGCCGTCTGCGCCAGGCCGGACAAGCCGAGGCCGCCGGCCACCGCCGAGACGACCGGCACGACGATCGGCCGGATGAGGGCGAGAGTCGCCAGCTCCGCCAGGAGCCGCGCGAAGGCGTCGCGCACGAAGCCGATGAAGTCCTCGACCAGACTCCGATTGCCGCGGCCGGAGAAGACGTTGAACAGCGCGTCGGAGAAACCGCGCTGGATTTCCTCGGCCGCCTGCTGGAAGGGACGCGCCTGCTCGCGCGCCAGTTGCTCCGCCTCGCGCAAGGCTTCTTCCGCCGCCTTCTGGCGCAGCGCCGCCAGATCGCGGTTGAATTGCTGTTCGATCGCCAGCCGCCCGCGCGCCGCCAGCTCCTGGAGCTTCGGCGCGGCGGCCGCCTGCGCCTCGAGCTGCTTCAAGGACAGGTCACGCTCGAGCTTGAGCTTCGCCTCGCCCTCGAGGCCGGCCAGCGCCGCCGCCCGTTCCGCCGACTCGACTGTCCGCAGCAGGCTGGAGCGCGCGCGATCGTTCTCCTGCAGGCTGCGCTTCAGCGCCAGCGCGATACGGCCGGCGCGCTCGCGCGCGGCTTCGCGCGCCTGCTCCGCTGCCGCCTCTTCTGTCGCGCGCCGAGCCGCCTCGGCGGACGCATCGGCTGCGGATTTCTGCGCCGATTCCAGCTCGCGAACATCATGCGCGGCCTCCTCGTAGGCGATGCCGAGCTTCGCCATGCGCGCCAGCTCTGCATCCAATTGCTCGATCAGTTCGCGGCGGATCGTCGGATCGAGGCCCGCCTGTTCGAGCTGCTGTTGAATCGACTGGACGCGCGTGCCCTGCCCCGCCAGCGCCGCCGCCGCTTCGGTCAGCCGCTGGCCGGGCGCGGCTCGGGCGATCGCCCCCTCGGCCAATTCCGCGGCGTTGGCGAGCGCCGTCAGCAGCTCGGTGAGAAAGGAAACGGTGCCGCTGCGGCGCGCCACTTCTTCCAGGAAGTCCCCGACATTCTCTTTCAAGAGATGGAAGGCGCCGGCCAGCCCGCCGGCTTCGGCCTCGCCGGCGCCGGCCACCTTCTCGCTCAACCGATCGAGAATGAAGGCCTGCGCCTCGGCGACGCGCCCGGTCTCGGCCAGGGTTTCGATGACCTCGCGCTGCTGGGCGCTGAACGAAATCCCGAAGCGCCGCAAGGTGTCCAGGCCCTTGACCGGGTCCTCGAGCACGCGGCCGAGTTGCGTGGCGGAGGTCATGAGACCGCCGAAGCCCAACGCCGCCAGGTCCTGCGAGAGACGCAAGGTGCGCTCGAAGGTGTCGCCGGCGATGCTGCGGAAGCTCAAGAGCGCGGCCGCCGCCTCGCGGACTTCGCTCGAGGTCGCCAGCGTCGAGCGCGAAATGCCAGCGGCCAGCTCGGCGATCTGCTCGCGCGTCTGGCCGGAGGCCTGGCCAGTCGCCTTGAGCACGCCCTCGATCTTGAGGAGCTGCGCTTCCGTCGATGAAGCCGCCCGCGTCCCGGTCGCCAGGGCCGTGGTCAGCAGCCCGACGCCGGCGCCAGCGATGACGCCGGCCGGACCGATGGCGGCGAGGATGCGGCCGATCGGCCCGGCGCGATTGGCGTAGACGCCGAACTCGCGCGAGCCGGCTTGCGTCGCGCGGCCGAGCGCGCTCGCCTCGAAGGCGGCCTGGCGCTGCGCCGCCTCCAGCCGCTTCAGGGCCCGCGCGCCCTCCGCTCCCATGTTTTGCAGGGCGCGGCTGACCAGATCGGCGTCCTTGACCCGCAGGTGAACGGTGAATGGGAAATCGCGCAGCGCCATGCTAGGCTCTCGCCATGGTGCTGCTCTTCGCCATCGCCCTCTGGCTCACGTTCACGGTGTGCGCCAATTTCCTCGCCCAGCGGAAGGGCCGCAGCGACTGGGCTTGGACCTTCGCCACCTTCCTGTTCCCGCTGTCGATCCTCATTCTCCTGGCCCTGCCGGCAATCAACCGCGACCGTCCCGAGGCTTCGGCCTGATCCGCGACCAGGCGCGGTCGAGGATCGCGAAGGCGTCGAGCAGCATCAGCGGCAGTTCCATGAGATCGAGCGGCGACAGCCGGCCGCCCCCGAGCTCGCCGCCGCGCCATTCCCGCCACAGCCTTAAGACCAGCGCCGTCTCCTCCGTGACCAGGTGACGCGGATGAACCCTGAGCTCGTCGATTCCCACCTCGGGGAACGACCAGAAGGCGCCGGGCGACGGGCATTCTACGGTCCAGCCGCTGGTTTCGGGGTCGAGGAATTCCCGCCCTCGCTCGGACCAGAGGAGGGCGACGACGAGTTTTTTTCCTCGTCCTTCGACGGCGAGCGCAACCGCGCGATCTCGACCCATAGGGCGCGCAGATCGTCCTGGATCAGCTCCATGAGCCCGAGCGGCAAGAGTCCCTGCGCGCGGCGGAACTCGGCCGGGCCGTTCTCCCAGCCGACGACGTGCAGCCGGATCGCCTCGATCGCCTGTATTTCCCCATGGAAGACGTTATCCGCCTCGGCCTGGGCGAAGGTCGGATCGCGTCGGCGCGCCTCTTCCGCCAGCTCGCCATAGCGCACGATGCTCTCGGCCGCTTCCTTCGCCTCTTCCTCCGTGAGCGGCGGGGCGTCGGGCCCGCGCGAGGCCATGGCCGAGAGCATCGCCAGATGCTGCTCGACGATCTTGATGAAGTGCGGCGCCTCTTCCGTCGACCAGGCGCGGTCGATCGCCGCCTTCAGGCGCCGCCCCATGTCGAATCCGCCATGGCTCACGGCGCCGCGCGCCGCCGTCAGCCGCGCCATTTCCGCCCAGGAATAGGGCGTCGGCGGCTGCAGCAGGTAGGTGACCGCGGAGCCGGGCGGCCGGAAGGCGACCGGCCGCCGGCCCGAGACGAGCATGCTCATCAGTAGACCGTGATGTAGACGCCGGCGTTCTCGCCCTGGGCGCCGAAGGGAATGCCCTCATGGCCGAAGCCGTTGAGGTCCTCGTTTTCCGAGCCGGAATAGAGGAGCTGCGGCACATAGAAGGAGATCGCCTTGCCCGGCGTCCCCCAGCGCCACCACAGCTTGCGCGTCGTGCCGGCGAGGAAGTCGGTCAGCACGTCGCGCTCGGAAGTCAGCGCCACCGGCGGATTGATCCGGCCGCTATGGCCCCGCCGCGTGATGCCCGCGACATCGATGCCGAAGGTATCGGCCGGGTCCACCGCATTCTGCACGGTGTTGCCGAGATCGAAGCTGATCGTGCCGAGCTTGGTCTTGACGTTGTTCAGGTAGACGTCGGCCTGCTGGAAGGCGAGCGGGCGCTGCGCCTGGTAGGTGGCGGCGCCCGGGTGCGCCACGTCGGTCGGCGTCACGAACTTGCCGGAGAATGTGAAGGCGGCGCGCGGGATGCCCGAGACCGGCAGCGTGAACACGGCGTTGCCCTGGCCGCCGAGGAGCGGATGGAGCTTCGAGTTCACGCCCGCCGGCGTCGCATGCAGGTAATCGTAGATCGTCAGGTTCTTCAGGTCGGTCGAGATCGGCACGTAGATCTGCGAGGCCTTGACCGAGTAGGTCGAGGTCGCGTCGGGATTGACCGTCCAGTTGGGATAGATGGTCGCGATCTTCGTCGTATTGTCCCAGGCCGTGATGACCCGCGTCTGGCCGCTGCCGGTGCCGCCGGTCAGCGTGATGATGTCGCCCACCAGGATGCCGGTCGCACCGGCGGCGAGGGTGATCGAGCCGGCGGCGCCGGCCTGTGCCGTGCCGGTCAGATCGGCGGCGCGCGTCGTCTCGCTCATGCCGGCGCCGCGCAAGAAGACACCCCATTCCGGGGCGGTGCCGCCGGCGCCGGAGCCATGCATGTTGACCGTGCCCAGCCATTGCCGGCCGCCGCCGCCGACCACCGGCGCCCGCACGTCGAGCGCGCCAGTCACCTCATTGGTGTCGAGCGCTTGGGGCGATCCCTGTATCTGTGGCGACTCGAGGAGTACGGCGTTGGCGCCGACGGTCGGCGCCGCGTCGATTCCCGGCGTCGTCTCGACCTTGGCCAGGACCGTGCGGTTCAGCGTGCGATAATTCGACATGGCGACTCTCCCTTAAGCCTGACCGATGACCAGGACCGAGGCGTAGCGGAACTCATGCCAGAGCCGCGCGCGCGTCGCGAGAAGATGGCTGCCGCCGCGATACTCGAGGCCTGAATAGAGATCGGCATCCGGCGACCAGCCGATCAGCGCCGCGTGCAGGGCGAGCTTCAGATCGTCGAGCTGGTCGCCGGCCGCCTGGCCGCGCAGGTCGGCCGTGTTGTCGACCGCCACGACGATGGCGAAGACTTCCCAGACCACCTGCGACACCTGGCCGGCGGTCAGCGAGCGGGCGCCGCTCTGCGCATCGGCGACCAGCACTTCCTCCTCGGCATTGAGGACGAAGGCATGCGGCACCGGAAACTGCTCCTGCTCGGCGGCCTGCGCGAATTCCGCGGCGCCGGCGACGCGGCCGGCGAAGGCCGCCACCTGGTCGCGGACGCGCTCGATGATCGGGCTCGTTTTCATCGGCTCGCACCGCCCGCCGCGCCGCCAACCCGGGCGATGCTCGCCGGGTTCCAAGATTGTCGACGGATCACGCGCCGATCCTCTGCAGGGCGGCGGTGATCGCCAGGCGGATGCGATCGGCAATCACATCGGCCTTGAGCTCGAGCGCCCGCGTCACATGCGGCCGCGCCGCCATGGCGAAGACTTGGGTCGCGAGACGCCGGCGCCGCACGAGCCCCGCCTTGCGCGACACCTGACCGGCGCGCCGGCCCGTCTCGAGCGTGCGCGCATAGAACTCGGTCACCGCCACCGAGGCGCCGAGCTGGACCAGGCCGCCGCGTCGCCGGCGCGTCTGCCGTGCTCGGACGGAACGCGCGAGCGCCCCGGTGACCTTGGCCGGCGGCTGGCCGGGCGGCGAGGGCGAGTCCGACGATTGGCGCAAGAGAGCGCGCGTGTCCTTGGCCACCTCGCGCGCGCTGGAGGCGAGCGCCGCCTGGATTTCCGGGACCATCTTGCGGCCGGCGGCGAGCAGCGTCGCCAGCGCGCGGTTCGCCTCACTCGTGTCCAGTTCTATTTCGTAGGCCATCGACTAGCTCATAGACCGACCTTGATTTCTTCCGCCAATACTTCGAGCCAGCGGCGCCGATCGTCCGGCTCCATGACCTGCACCACCCGATAGCGCTTGCCGTTGGCTTGGAGGAACTGCCAGGCCTGCACGTCGCTCCGGTGGTAGATCACGAAGACGTGCGTCGCCCGCTCCTGCGTCTGCACGTTGTCGATGACCTTGGTCCCGAACAGGGCCCGCACCCGCGCCCGCACGGTCGCCACGATCGTATAGCTGTCGGCCAGATCGCTCGTGCCGCTCGCGACCTGCGAGCGCGTCTGCAGCTCGACCACGTCGCGCAGCTCGCCGGCGTTGCGGGGCGGATCGAAAGCCATGGTTATTTCCGCCCTACACCCAATTCACGGCATCGGGCGACAGCAGCGCCTCGATGCCGGACGGGCCGGGCAGCTCGGTGACGATCGTGCCGGTCACGTAACCGCGCCGCTCGCCGTACCAGGCCTCGATCAGCAGCAGCATGGCCTGGCGCACCTTGCGCGGCGCGCGGTCGGCCGAGGCGAAACCCGCGGTGAAGGTCACGCGCACGGCGCCGGTCTGCGCCCGGGTCGCCGGCCAGCTCTCATTCCAGGCCGCCTCGATGATCGCCGGCGCCCGGTGCGCGCCGAGCCGATACTTGCTTGCCGCCAGGGTCTGCTCGATGCCGTCCGCGTCGTCGTACTTGATCGAATCGACCGAGACGATCGGCCAGCGCAGCAGGCGGATCATGCCGCACAACTCATCGAGCGTCTGGCGATAGACGGTCTCGACGTAGGCGAGGCCCTGGCGCGCCTCGCACCACTCGGCCGCCGCCCGGATCAGCTCGGCGATGTACGCATCGTCCGTGCCGTGCGTGACGTTCAGGTGGTCCTTCGCCCCTTCCAGCGTCACCGGATAGAAGGCCGGCGGCGTCACGATCGTGATCCCTTCGCGGATCATCACGCCTCCTGCCACAGCGCATAGAGCTCGCCGAGCACGACTGCCCCCTCGCCCGATCCGATGCCGGCCCCTTTCCAGGTCCAGCGATGGCGGCCGGGCTTCGCCAGCGGCCAGTCGACGTGATACTTGCCGGTCGAGTCCTTCACGAGCTGTGCATCCGTCTGATGAACGTAGGTCGTCCGCACATCGTCCGGGTCGAGCATCTCGAAGGTGACGGTCGTCGGATCGGCGAGCACGCCCGCCGCATCCGTGAACGTCACGTCGATCGTCTTCACGGCGCCGACCGGAAAGGACTCCGTCACGGTCCGGCCCCCGTCGCCCCGCCGGCGCCGCCGATCCCGGTTATGGACTTCGCACCACCAATCGCAGTGGCCGCGCCTGCGCCGGCAAGGCCGCTCGTGGCGAGGCGCGGGATGGCGCCGCGGCCCAGGCGCACGAGCCGCCGGCGCCGGTCGGTCGACGCCGCGCTCCGCGCGAATTCCAGCCATTC